TGGTGCCTCGGGAGGGCACCTAGGCTAACTCAGTAGGATCCCGAAATTTCCTGCGTTTTCCTGTAACAGCCTGATTTACTGGGGGTTTACTTTGCTGCGTCCCGGCAACCTCCAGCAGCTTGGCGTAATTTCCTGATACCCTTTACGCCAAATTTACGCCAAGCGGGGCATGTGGTGGCAACGTACAGAAAGCGAAGCGGCGGATGGCGCGCCGAGGTGGCAAAGAAAGGCGTTCGAGACTCTGGCACCTTTTCCACGAAGGCCGAGGCGGTGGCTTGGGCGACTCAGCGAGAGGCCGAGATTCTGGCGGGAGTAGGAAGCCCCAAAGGGGCATCGAACTCGACTTTGAAGGAGGCCCTGGAGAAATACAAGCTCGAAGTATCGCCCAGCAAGGTTGGCCAGCGCTGGGAGGAGATCCGCCTGGACAAGCTGGTCAATGAGCTTGAGTTCGTAGGTGAGCGAATCGTCGATGTCGGGGCGGAACAGATCGCCGCCTGGCGTGATCTTCGCCTGAAGTCGGTGGCCACCTCCACCGTCCGCCGTGAGATGACGCTGCTGTCGAGCGTGTTCGAGCAGGCTCGGCGCGAATGGCGTTGGATCAAATCTAACCCCGTGCGCGAAGTGAAGCGGCCGAAGAACCGACCTCCCAGGGACCGGCGGATCTCAGCGGCTGAGGAAAATAAAATCCTCGACGGTCTCGGGTATGTCGATGGCGCGCCGCCGACGACCAAGATGCAGGAGCTCGGCTATGCCTTCCTGATCGCGCTGGAGACTGCTATGCGGCAGGGGGAAATCCTTGGCCTATCGACTGGGCGTGTGAATCTTCCGGGCCGCTACGTTGAGTTGACTCATACCAAGAACGGCGATGCGCGGAAGGTCCCTCTGAGCTCGCGAGCGGTTGAGCTACTGCAGGTCCTGGTCAATGCCGCTGGTGATCGAGAAGACCTGTTCACCCTGTCTTCCAAGTCAGCGGACGTTTTGTTCCGCAAGGTGCGTGATCGACAGAAGATCGATGGCCTGACCTTCCACGATACGCGCCATGAGGCGACCACTAGGCTCGCCAGGAAGCTAGATGTCTTGGACTTGGCGAGGATGACGGGCCACCGTGACCCGCGCTCGCTGATGGTCTACTACAACGCTACTGCTAGCGAGGTGGCCAGCCGGCTGGATTGACCGGCGACAGGCCGTCCGAAGCCACTTGGAACTGTTTGGTATAGTATCTATCCATCGTGATACACGGACTGTGAGAGCAGGATGCTTAACGATCTCTTCCCCCCGAGCCCTATGACAAATGCTGCCCTAGCCCGTTTCTTCGCCACATCGCCAGTTGTGCCATTGGATGAGATGTGTGCATACGAATCGCTGTGGCTCGGCCAAGGCGCATGGTTTGCCAATCTCGCCAACTTATTCCGTGAGAACCCGGGTTCTCTACCTTCCGAATTGGTGCCCAAGGCTGAAATCGATGCAACCCGAGAAAAGTTGATTGCATTGCTGGGTGAGGAGAAGCTGCGTCAGGTGGGCATCCGGGTCAATGGTGCAGGGGAGTACCCTAAAAAGCTCCGCGATGCTGATCATCCGGTCGAGGTGCTTTACTACCGCGGAGACTGGGAACTGGTCGAGACTCCTGGTGTGGCAATTGTGGGTACCCGTAGCCCAAGCGTGGAGGGAGCTCAAAACGCCCAACGCATCGCGCAGGCCTTGGTGAGGGAAAGGTTCACTGTGGTGTCTGGCTTGGCCAAAGGTATTGATACCGCCGCCCACACTGCCGCTATTGCGGCCGGCGGAAAGACTATCGCCGTGGCAGGGACTCCGCTGTTCGAATACTATCCGCGTGAGAATCGGGAACTTCAGGAGTCGATCGCCTCGAAGTTTCTGCTCGTCTCGCAGGTCCCGTTTCTGCGCTACAAGCAGCAGACTTACAAGTTCAACAAGCTGTTCTTCCCCGCGCGCAATGTAACCATGTCTGCCCTCACACAGGCGACAATCATCGTTGAGGCCGGCAACACGTCCGGAACGTTGGTACAGGCGAGGGCAGCGCTCTCTCAGGGGCGGAAACTCTTCATTTTGGAGAGCTGCTTCCGAAATCCGGAACTCACCTGGCCGGCAAAGTACGAGCGCCAAGGCGCGATTCGTGTCAAAAACATCACTCAGATCATGGATGCGCTGAATGATTCGACTAACTCAGCTTGATCCTGGTGAGTTTAGGTTTTTGGAGCCTGGCGATATGTGCGCCTGCCTCGGGGAGTACACCGCTGGTGGCGGGTACGGGGCTAGCGAGACGAACCAACAGATATTCAACCTGAAGCACCGCCCGAACTCTGCCGACAACTTGCTCTATTGGAAGCGCAAGGCAGTTGGCTATTGGGGGCGGATGCTCGCTGAGACCAATCTCCTATGGGATTACTGCTTGGAGAATGCCACGTTCGTACCGATCCCGTGCTCCAAACCGGTCGGACACCCAGAGCATGACGACCGGATGGTCCGTGTGTTGCAGCGTATGGCCCAGGGACATCCAGGGCTTGATATACGGCAGGTCCTCTTGCAGACATCTGTGCGCGAAACACAGCACGGCGGAGACCGATTGACCCCGGCGGAAATTTTGCAAACGCTGTCAGTCGATCCTGCTGTGATTGTTCAGCCTCTTAAACGGACTGTCATCGTTGTAGACGACGTGATTACTCGCGGTGCGAGCTTTGCCGCCGCCAAGAGCCTACTGATGGGGCTAGATAACGTCGAGGAGGTCGTTGGCCTTTTTCTCGCGAAGACGATCCACCCGCCCGTAGAGTTCGATCTTGACGAGGCTTTTGAGTTCTAGCGCCTGAGTGCTTACGGCAAACAATGTTCAAAGCCCCGCATCGCGGGGCTGTTTGTTTCTGCCTTTTTCTGCCTAACGTCCACGTCCCTTTGGCAGCTTGCTGCTGTTCTGCCGCGCCCATTTCTTCACGTCTACCGCAAACCACCGTTTGGACGCCTTGACCGTCCCGCACGGCTGTAGCGGGTCAGGGAAGTCCGAACGAGTTACCACGCGACCTTCAATCGTGGCCGGCGACAGCTTGAGGTACTCGCCGATTTCTTTCGTGGTCCAGAGTTCGTCCTCTGGAGCCACTTTCGGGCCGCGCAGGTGTGCCAGCAGGTCGCGGATGGCGCCGGCCAGGTCCTGTTCAGGGGCCTGGTGATTCTCTTCGATCATTTCTCACTCCTCACGTTGCGCACTACGACCAGGCGCCGCGGTGCTTCGTGCCGCCTGCGGGCAACCATCTCACCGTCAACCACCTCGGCCGGTTCTTCCAGGCACACCTTCTCCAGGGCCTTGATCGCAGATCGGATGTACTTCGGTATGGCTGCTGATTTCTGGTAGTGCTCGAGCAACCTCCGCTTACCGTCCTCCGACACGCCTTGGAAGTGGTCGAGCGCCTCTTTGGCGGCGGTGACGATTTCCTCGGGCTCTGCCCCCACCTCGCAGCGAACCCAACCTATCAGGCGGCGCAGGTGGTTCATTTCGGCCCGGGTCAGCCGGCGCGCGGTCATCTGCCTACTCACGCCCTACCTCCGGTTTCCGTTCGATCACGCGCATCGATCCGTCTCGGCAGTGCAGCGTCAGCGCGGCCCGCCTCGTCTCGATCGTTCCGTCGTTGCGGATCACGGTCTGTGGTACACCGTAAAGTGGCCCGCCGGGTGCGAACGGATCGGGTAGAGCCTCGGGGTTCTCCTCTGCGAATCGCAGCATCTCGGCTATGATGCAGTTGAACAGTGGGCCGTCCTTCAGGTCCGCCTCTCGCCTTCCGCTGAAAGCATTCGAGCTGTCCTCAAGGCCTTCGACGAAGGCGATGTGATTGAGCATCTGCCCAGGCTTGGCGCCTTGGATGGCGGCGCGGTGGACCGGATTGACGCCGAGGGCATCGCAGATGCGATCGACTCCAATCTCTCCCTCGATCCACCTCTCGGCCTGCAGGAGCCAGGCGCCAAGGGCGGCTTGGGCTTTCTCGTGGTAGCTGCTGGATGTTTTCCGAAACTCCTTCGCCTGTTCCAACTGGGCCCTGGTGAATGGAAGGCCATTCCTTGCCTCCTTGATCTTTCGATCAGCGCAGGTCCTGTCGGCCTCCCAGCCGAACTGGTACTGCCTGGCCATGCGACGCGCGACCAGGAGACGGGTGAGCGCGGAGAGGTCTGGCTTGTCCCAAATGTTGAGCAGACGCTTCAGGTTCTCGTAGGTCATCAGCATGATGGCGGCTCCTTGTCCACGCCCATCCTATGGAGTAGACGTTCCTTGCAGAGCTGTTCTTGAAGGCGTTGGATCTCGCAGGTGTAATTCTTTGCAGTCCGCAGCGAGCCGAGCGCGTATCCGACGTAGAGGCCGCCCGCGCACCAGACGATGCAGAGGAGTAGTGTTCCGATCATGGCTGGCGCCCCTTGTCCGTGTCGCAGATCCGCAGGTCGACCCCGCAGGCCTGGACCAGTTCGGTCAACTCGCCGAGCTTGGTGTTGGGGTTCTGCATCGCCTGGCCCAGGCGGACCAACTGCTGGCCGAGGGTGGCGAGCGGGGTAGGGCGATACCCTGGTGGTGGCGGAATATCGGAGCCTCTCATCACTGACATACCTCCCAGATGAACAGAGTCTTGAACGGCTGGAGCGCGGCGCCGGCGGCAACAGTGGCCAGGCCAAACAGCGCGACGAGTGCGATGGCGGTCAGTGCTTTTCTCATGCCCCGTTCCCGCCCGCCTGCTGGCGCCTCAGCGCGTTGATCACCGCCTCTACGGCCTCGATCTCAACCACTCCCACGTAGCCATCCGTCATCCCGACTTGCTCGATCCAGTGCTCCAGGATCAGCAGGCTTTCCTCAAGCTCGCGGAGGGCCGAATCCTCCTTGGCCTGTCCGTCGATCAGCGCAATGATGTGGTCAGGCATGGTCAAGGCCTCGTAACGCACCATCAGGTTCGAGGCCTCCTTCCCGCTGAGCTGCGGGTTCTTGAGCGCGATAGCAATTCGGCGAAGTTCGGTGTGATCGCCGACCAATCCCGGCGCGGGGTGGGGTCGCTCGCCGGCATTACCCGGTCCAGAAACAGGTTCGCGGCCAGGGTTGCCCGGCTCCGAACCGGTTCCAGCGCCACTCAACGCCGCCAGCGCGATCTGTCGCATGTTCGCCGCCGGGAGGTCGTCCTGCTCGGAGCAGGGGAACTCGGCGATGGTGCGGAGCGCCAGGAGGGCTCGCTCGAGCGGAATCTCTCCTGCACCCTCGGTGCCGGCCAGGTGCTTCGCTACCGTTTCCCGGATGACGCGTAGCGCGTTCATGGCCTGGAGCGAGCTACCGTCCTGGCCGAGCTTGGCGGTCAGGTCGATCTGTTTAAACAGGGCATGGGTCATAGGTCACCCCCTTGCTCGGCGCTGCGCACCGCCTGGTAGGCGAGGGCGTAGCAAGCCATTTGCACCAGCAGGCTCGAAGCCGCGAGTGCAGGGTGATCTGTGACGGCCAGGGCCGCCACGTGCAGAGCGCCGATAGGGATGGAGAGCCAAGGACGGGCGAGCAGGTTTGTGGCTCCTTGCCCCTTGATGCCGCCGGCGAATATCAGCAGCCAGCAGAGAACGTTCGTGGCCGCCGCCACATAGAAGGCGAACTGGTGAAGCGACCCCTGACCGAAGTACAGGCACGCGCTGAGCAGCAGGCTGATCGCGGTGCCGATGAGTGCTTGCTTCATGGTCAGTGCCCTCCGGTGGCAGCGGTCAGAGCATCGAGGAGCGCTTGCTTCCGGCGCTGACCGTGCAGGTACTCGCGCAGGGCGATGATGACCACGCTGTTCATGCTGCGTTCGTCTCGCTTGGCCTCGGCTTCCACCTCGGCCCTCAGTCCGTCCGGCAGTCGGACAACGAACTTGTCCATATCCCGGCTGGCGCTGGCCGGCAGTTCGGTTACAACGGTTGCTCGTTTCATAGTTTCTCCAGGGCGAGCAAGGGCCCGCCGGCATTTGTGGCTTTGCCAAAATCGGTTGGTTACTGCTGGGCTGCTTCGGCGCGTTCGGTCTGCCGCGTCAGATCAGCCCTCTCTGTTGCAGGTCGTTCAGTTCTGCTTCAGCAAATGCGGCCGCTGCCTTCAGGTCTGCCACGGTAAGCTCGTCGACCGACTTTCCCAGGCCCTGGATGTGTCGGGAGAAAGCGCGCTGTGCCGGCCCGTTGTAGCCATGGCAGAAGTCGGCTGCGGCGCGCAGTTCACCGTCGAGCTGTAGCGCCAGGATGTTGAGAGGATCGTTTCTGTCCCAGGCCATGATCACGCCACCCAGGCCACGCCATCGCGGCGAGCAGTCAGGCGAGTTTCGATCTTCCTTTCGGCGCCACGGCGGCTGCGCATCACGTGGTCATCGTTGAGCAGTGGCTGACCGGCGACGAGGAAGGCGAGGGCGATCACGGCGGGCGAGATAAGCCCGCGGCGCATAGCCTCGGCCACCAGGGCGGCACGGCGGGTGACTCCGAGTTTGGTGGTCGCTGCCAGAACGCGCTTACCCACCGTGCCCGGCTGCATGCCCAGGTCGCGGGCCAGCTCCTTCGAGGTACGACCAGCCGCGATGCCCAGGACGCACTGAAGCTCACGCAGGGACAGGCCTTTGCCGAGGAAGCCGGTGAAGCCGTGTGCGGTGATGGTGGTGTCCATGTTCATTGCAATGCTCCCGGCGGAAACGATCAATGAACGAACATTACGATATGTAATCGATGAGCGCAATACTTTTCGTAATCTAAGATATTACAGATGTGAAAAAGCCCGCTAGGTTGCGGGCTTGTGATGCGATGAGGGTATGCGGATCGGTCTATAGGCCAATCAGTTTTGCGTCAACGACTCGGCCAATTATGGCCCAGTCATCGTCCATCTCGATGAGCTTGTAAGCAGGATTTAGAGGGGACAGGTACCTAGTGCCTGCATCATAGATGTATTGCTTGAATGTCGTTTCGCCATCCCTATGCTTGGCTACGTAAAACTTACCGCTTACCAACTCGAAACCTTCAGGTCTGATGAGGATGGCCATGCCCGGAGGAAAGCTTGGGTACCCATCCGAAACCATTGACTTTCCTTTCACGGTCAACCAGTAACCATTTTCACCTGCGTTTTCCGTGGACTCGATCATTTCTTCGCCCTGTCCAGGGGCAAAAATATCAGGCGACTCCGCCCTCTCTCCAGCCGCTACCCAACTAATTAAGGGGTAGCTCCTGGGTTTGCGACTTGGCTGCAGCATGGGGGCTACATTGCTTTGGCCGTCGAAGGCATCGTCTACTGCAACCAGCCTTATCCCAAGCGGAGCAAGGTCCAGAGCCTTTAGGATGCGCTCGAGCGTTGGGATATCAGGTGAACGCCTTCCACTGAGCCAGTGCGCTACCGCCCCTTGGGTAACGCCAAGGCGCTCAGCCAAGACCGACTGGGTGATACCCATGTCCCGCATTCGTTTTTTTGCCGCTTCAATCCATGTGTTCATGAGGCAAAAGTACGCTCTGTAATCGATAGTTCAACTCACGTTTCGTAATAATCTCTTGCTGCTGACGATTACTTATCGTAATGTTCCCGCAGTGTGCAGGAGACCGCCAATGAACAACCTCAAGTCGCTCAGGCTTTCAGCAAAAATCACCCAGCGTGCGCTGGCGAAAGAGATGCGCGTGACGCAGGGAGCCATTGCGCACTACGAGTCTGGTCGAAGGGTTCCCAGCTTGAGTGGATGCAGGCGAATCGTCCACGCCCTGGAGCGTCTCGGTGTGCGCTGCTCGCTCAGCACTGTCTTCCCGGATCAGGTAGAGCGCTCCGCCGACCTTGAGCCCATTCTGCCGTCCGATTCCCACATCCGGCAGTGCGCTGATACCGCTGTTCAGGCATCCAGTACCGAGGTGGCTCCGTGATTTCCCGTCAAAAGCCCGTTTGGCCCCTTCCCGTGAGTGCAGTTTCACGGGCGAAATCTGGGGACCTGGCCGATGTGAGCGGCCCGACAAGACGTCGGGACCATGGTGTTCATCGGAAGGGCCTCTTGAGGGCCTTCGTTTACCAAGCCACTTGGGATATTTCTAAAAGGGTGCAGGCGACCTGCATCGCCTCGTCAATGAAATCAGGAGCTTGCACTTTGGAAAAGTCTGATACGCGCGTTCGCGCTCCTTCATCAAAGCCGCCCTGACCTGGGTTGCGCTTTTCAAAATGTGTGGAGGATAGGGACTCCCTGTCTCCAGACAGCAAAAAGCCCCGCTTTCGCGAGGCCTTTAGTCGGTAGTCGTTGGCGCGACTGCCTAGGTACTTCTTTGTCTCGAGGGAGACATCAACATGCAACTCAAAAATATCAAAACGTCAAGCCAGGCGCAACAGCTAGCGACCACTGAGGAGGTTGGATTTCTCCTGACCCCCAGCGGGCTCTGTGCGCTCCAGGTCTGCGAGGGGGTTCCCATCGTAGAGGTAATGCAACGTTACGAGGAGTCGCTCAACGCTCTCTGCGTTTTGCTCAGGCGCATGGCCAGGGACGTCGTTCACCCTATGAACGACTCCGAGGCGGAAGCTATCGCGCTGCTCACCGAGGTGGTGGCGGCTATGCACAGTAGCTGCGTGCGCGGCCTTGATGCTACGGGAGGTGCTGCATGAACGCGCTTCTGAGAGCTCGCCCTATTGACCCGGAGAACAGCTTCTTCAAGGTCAACCCTGGACTTTCCAAGCGGGAAGCCTTGGACGAGGCCAGTGTCATTCTGGCCGGGCTCAGCGACATCCTCATCTCCCTCGTCGAGGGTAGCCCCATGGATGGCAATGGCTACCACGCGCTGGCGTACCTGAGTGATGCGGCAAAGGCGCTGGTGGATGCCGCCATCCCTCTGCCCGCGGAGGAGGCGGAAATCGCCGCTGCGCTCAATGCAAAGGAGCGCCGCCAATGAACCTCGCGACACTGCTCAGCAATCAGCGCTCCCCGGTTCCCGATGAAGTTCTGACCGATAAGCAGATCCGCTCCATCAAGTTGGAGCGTGGTACGGCTCGCCATGCGGCTCAGAACATGGCGCTTGGTGTCGCCGCAGTCGGGAAACTGCTGGCGCTTACCAGTGCTGAAGGCGAGATCGGCCAGGAAACCGCCGAGCGTCTTGGCTGGTTCTTGGAGGAGGTTGGCGGTGCCATCTTCCAGTTGGCGGAGTTCGAGCAGGTCTGTTCTGAGCGAATCAACCGGCAGAAGGAGGCTCAGCAATGAGGGCCACTCTGGGTATCAGCTTCCGGGCGACTGCGCCGGTTGATCTTTCGAAGGGAGATCACAAGACGAATGTCCTGTGCGTTAAGGATGACATCGATGCCGACCTCGCGCTGGACAGCGCCACCGATCTTCTGGACGCGGTGATTGGTGGGCTTCAGGAAATCGTTAGCGAGCCGAGCGTTTCTTCCCAGGTTTCGCTGATGCTTCACGCCGTCGAAACAGCACAGGCGCTGGTCCGCGCCGCCCTGGAGGGTGTGGAGGTGCCGGCATGAGCTCTGTGTCTGATGCAAAACGCCCTCGTCGAGGCAAGAAGCCACAGGGGATATCTCTCCACCCGCGCGCCAAGGAAACTTGGCAGCGCTTGCCCTTCGTAGGCAAGGACCATGGTCGCTACTCAATGTGGGATGTTCCTCTGACCGGTAGTTACCTCACCGGCCTTGAGGCAGGTAAGAGTATCGCGCATATCTACCTGAAGTATGTCCGGGATGTGGATGACTGGATGGCTTGCGAGGTGCTCAGGAGCATGGTGCGCGATTTGATCGCCAAAGCGCCTTCGGACGAGCAAGAGGAAACTGTCAAACGCGGCCAGTTCGCGGGGTTCATGGGCGAGATATTCAACTGGCTCAAGGTGTCCGCCCAGTTTGCCGGAAGCAGTCTAGACCGAGTGGAAGACCAGGACCTGGTAGATCGGGTGAACCATTACCTGGATGCAGGCGTAGCCGATGCAATAGATGCGGCTATTGAGAGGGCTTCGACATGACTGACCTGACCTCAATTGGCGTCCAGGCCGCCACCATGACCAGCCGCGAGATCGCGGATCTTGTTGGGTCGCGTCACGACAATGTCCGCGTGACCATTGAGCGGCTGGCCGAGCGCGGGGTGATTGCTTTACCTGCAATGCAGGAAAAACCCACCGCTGGCCGCCCCACTCAGGAGTACGTCTTCACCGGCGACCAGGGCAAGCGCGACAGCATCATCGTCGTCGCCCAACTCTGCCCGGAGTTCACCGCCCAGTTGGTGGACCGCTGGCAGGAACTGGAACAGCAGGCATCCCGGCCACTGACCGCCGCCGAGCAATTGCTGGCCAGCGTGCAACTCACCGTCGATCTGGAGCGGAGACAGCGGCAGACCGAGCAGCAGGTGGCAGCGCTGACCGAAACCGTCGGTGACATGGACCGATCGCACCCGCTGCTCGACTCGATCCCCAACGGCATGGAAAGCATCACCGCTATCCGTCAGCGGATCGGAAAGCAGTACGGCCTACCGCCCAGGGTGATCGACGCGGTGGTGCGCGAAATGCCGCACAGCCCGCGCCCCTTCGCCATGGTGCGCAGCAAGCACGAGGAACTGAACGCGCGGCCCTTCGCGGTCTGGTCAAAGGCCGAGATCAGCAGGGTATTCGAGCGCTTCGCGCGCGGCTGCACCTTCGTGACCCAACACCGAGCCACGCACCCGGATTTCGGCGCCGGCCGGGAGCGCTTCCAGATGCGCGGCACCCCTTCGCAGGAGATCGGCGAATGACCACACAACCGAAACCGGGCCGGATCACCACCAGCCCCAACGGTCGCCCGGTGATCGCCGGGCCCTGGCCGTCCTACCGTCAATTCCGCGACCTGTGCGAAAGCGACCGGCTTCTGATGTACCGCCACGCGAAGCTGTGCAGAGCCTCCCTTGAGGTCCAGGGCTTCGAGATGGCTGAGGACTACGACGCTTTCGTGCGGCGCGTCACCGAGGAGCTCGACATATGAGCGTTCAGGCCATGACTTGGGCACTTGAGCAGCAGGTCGTTACCGATGCCGCCATGAGGCATGTGCTGTTGTGCCTGGCGAACTATGCCAACGAGGCGGGAAAGGGGGCGTTCCCTTCTATCGCCACGCTGAGCAGCGATACAGGGCTATCCGAGCGGACCGTCCAGTACAAGCTCCGGTCCCTCGAGGAGGCTGGTGTGATTCGTCGTGGAAACCAGGCAATCGCTGCCGCCTACATCTCGCACCGGGATCGCCTGCCGATGGTGTACGACCTCTCGATGGAACGGGGTGCAACGGTTGCACCGGGTGCAAATGACGACGTAACGGGGTGCAAACCACGACGTAACGGGGTGCAACTGACGACACAACGGGGTGCAACGGTTGCACCCGATCCGTCACTTAACCACCAAAGAACCACCAAAGAACCTAAAGAGCATGTCCAAACCGGCGAAACCGGTTCGGACGACGTGGGTGATCGGAAGGGAAAACCCAAGTCTGGGAAGCGGACGACCAAGCCCAATCCCTTGGATGGTTTCGAGGAGTTCTACCAGGCCTACCCCAAGCGCAGGGGTCGAGCGAAGGCGGAGAAGGCTTGGCGGAAGATCGACCCTGCTCTGCACCCTGTGATCATGGCGGCGCTTCCGAAGCACTGCCGACAACGTGATTGGCTGAAGGACAACGGCCAGTTCGTTCCGCTGCCGGCCAGTTGGCTCAACGGGCGACGATGGGAAGACGAGATAGCCCCTGATGCTGGCCCGGCATCGAACTTCACCAACCTCCCCAAACACACCCCCGACATGTACCAGGACCGCGACGATGGCAGAGCAAATTTTTAACTTCTGGCGTAAACCCAACCGCAAGAGCGAAGAAAGCCCTTCTCTTCGCTGCCCGGTTCACGGTGACTACCACGCGATCCAGGTGGAGCAGTTTGATGGCAGCTACTTGACTTGGTCTTGCTCACGGTGTGTTTGGGATGGGGTGAATCGCGGGCCGGGGAGCGAGGAGTTTTCGGTGGCTCTGGCTGAGAAAACCCAACGCAAGATCAACGAGTTGCTGGTTGGCTCTGGCATCCCCGCTCGCTACCGGGCCAGCACTTTCGAGACTTACCGCACCGATGGCAAGGCGGAGAAGGCGGCGGTGCTGGAAGCATGCCGGGAGTATGCCGAGCGATTCGTGGAGAACTTCCAGGACGGCCGCTGCCTCTTGCTCCTGGGCAACCTTGGGACGGGCAAGACCCATCTCGCGTGCTCAATCGTCCAGTACGTCGTACGGAACCTTCAGGCCCAAGCAGTGATCACCTCGGCGTCGGAAATAATCCGTGTGGCTAAGGGGGCGATGAATCGGGCAGCGAAGTACACCGAACGGGACGCTCTCGAAGAGCTGGCGGGCTTCGACCTGTTGGTGATCGACGAGCTCGGCGCGCAGAGCGGTACCGAGTACGAATTGGGGCTGCTCCACGAGGTGATTGACCGCCGGTATCGGGAGATGCGGCCTACGGTGGTGGTTTCGAACATGAGCGCGCAGGAGGTCGCCAAGTACATCGGTGATCGTGCGGTGGATCGTCTCCGCGAGAACGGCGGCAAGGCTGTTGGTTTCACCTGGGGCTCCGCTCGCCGGGAGGTTCTGGAGTGAGCCGAGAGCTGTACAGCGAAGAGGCTGAGTTCGGCGTGCTCGGCGCTATCTTGCAGTCCGCGCTCCAGCAGAATCAGGAGCTGGTTGACGAGGCCTTGTCCAGCGTGACCGCTGCCGATTTCTACTTCGAGGATAACGCCGCGCTGTTCCAGGCGATCAAGGATTGCTACGAGGAAGGGATTCCCGTCGATCCGGTGACCGTGGGAGTGGTCCGCGATGTGCTGCCCAGCGGCGCGAAGCTCATTCCCTATGCCGGGAACATTGCCCGCAATGTGCCTTCGGTGGCGAACTGGAGGACGTACGTCCGGCACGTCCGGGAGCGGGCCATCCTGCGTTGCTTGATCGACACGGCCGAGTCGGTGAAGACCTCCGCCACGGATGACCGACCGTTGCCTGAGATCATCGCCAGAGCGCAGCAGGCGATGGCGGACCTGCGCGACCTCGATGACGAGGCGCCGAAGTACAAGCGGCTCGACGAGGTGATGCTCAAGGCTGTCGACGTTATCGACGACAAGTTCAACGGCCGCGCGCCTCAGTGGCCCGGCACTGGCCTGGCCGATCTCGACAAGCTGGTGCGCGGCATCCGCCCTCGGAAGCTCACCGTTATCGCCGGCCTTCCCGGCAGTGGCAAGACCACACTTGCCCTGCAAATCGCCCAGTACAACGCCTGCGAGGCGGGGGAGCCGTGGCTGGTGTTCTCCCTGGAAATGCCCGAGGAGGAGTTGGGCGTGCGCTCAATCGCCTCGCTGGGCGGAGTGGACCTGAAGCGCCTGGACGATCCGCAGCAGTTGGGTGACGACGACTGGCCGCGCATCACATCTGCGGTGGCCAAGGCCAAGGGGGCGCCCTTGTTCATCTGCGACGATCCCAACGTGACCGCCAGCCAGATCCGCAGCACCGCGCGGCGTGTCAAGCGTGAGCACGGCCTGGCCGGCATCGTCGTCGACTATCTGGGCCTGATTCCACCAGAGGCGAAAGGGCGCACGCGCAGCGAGGAAGTGGGCAAGACCAACAAGTCGCTGTTGCGCCTGGCCAAGGAGCTCGGCGTTCCAGTCATCGAGCTGGCGCAGCTCAACCGCGACTCGACCAAGCGCCCCGGTAAGCGCCCGCAGTCGAGCGACCTGCGCGACTCGGGGGAGATCGAGGCCGACGCCAGTTGCATCCTGATGGTCCACCGGGACATGGATAGCGAGGCCGGCCAGAACGGCATCACCGAGATCCTGATGACCAAGTGCCGACACGCGCCGCCGGGCATGTGCCTGCTCCAGCAGCAGGGCATGTACGGACGATTCGTCAACTTCGCCGGCCCACGCGAGATGAGCCAAGAGGAGGTCGAGATGGGGCGTAGCTACTTCGCCAACAAACACGGCAAGAAAAAGGGGAAGGCCGCATGAGCAACGTACAACCGATGGCACCCCGCAAGGTCATGACCAGGCTGGAGCGGGAGTTTCTCAAGGTGGCCGGCCAGGAGCTGGCGCAGGTCAAGGTGGGCGGTGCTGCTGCCTTGGCTGCGCTGTTGGTCATGATCGCCAACTGGCACGGCGACCGCGGCACTCTGGGCTTTCACGACTACGGCCGGCTCTGGTTGCAGGACGGCAATGCGAAGGGCGCGGCGGTGGAAACGCTGCTGCGCGATCTGTTTGGCCTGAACGGTCCGGGGGCGGCATGAGCAGAACTCGAACCTACGTGGACAAGCTGCTGGGCGATACCGAGTACCTCCTCGAGCAGTGGGGGTGGTGGCGAATGGATGGAATGGGGGTTCCCGGATATGTGTCGCCGGCCGCCGCTATCATGAGCCAAGCCATGCCAATGTCGAGCCCCAAGGCCTACCATGTCACTGACGATATGGCCTTGGCCGTCGACCGGGTCATTGCTCGACTCATCGACAGGGCGCCGCAGGCCGGCGACTTCGTGTGGCTCTACTACGGCGCGAAGTGGCCGGCCCTGCGCATCGCGCGTGAACATCAGATCGGCGAGGCCAAGGTCAGGGAGACGTTGAAGCTGGCGGTGGGCTGGATCGATAGCGCCCTGGAGCGGTTCCGCGAGAGCGCTTGAAGAAATAGTTTTACGCGCGGAATGAAGGGTGTTTTCATACCAGCGTGAATTGCTGTGAACGCAGCGTGACGCACTCGAAACCCGGCCCTGGCGCCGGGTTTTTTATTGCGTTGTCAGGTCTGGCGCGGCATCATCAGGCCCCCGTCTGACTCGATGTTTTCCTTCCTTGGCTTTCAGCGAGATGGACGGGAGGCCCGGAAGATCCCCTCTCCCGGGCCTTTTAGTTTCCGAAGGTCGAAACTCGGTAGACGGCAGTCTCACCTGCCACATCGGGCTGTAAGCAAAGTGACGGGTTACCGACCCGCAAGGCCTTCACCCTTTGCGATATCCAATCAATGCAGGTGGAGCGCAGGATGCGCACGGGGTAGTGGCCCCTATCCACCCGCACCCATTCCTGGCCCAGCCCTCGCGCTGGGCTTTTTCATTTCCGCCCCGCCGAGGGGATTCGAGACCATGAAAATGCCCGACAAAGACCCCATCACGTGGGCTGCGCTGCTGGCGTGGCTGTCTGCGCACTATCCGCAGCTGTACGCCGCCGGCCTGTCCTTTGTGGTCGCGCTGACCCGGGTGATCTACGGCGGTGGAACGCGGCGCCAGGCGCTGCTCGAGGCAACGCTCTGCACCTTGATTACCTTGGGCCTGATTCCGGTCCTTGAGTGGTTCGGCCTGCCACAGAACATGGCTACCGCTGCTGGGGTGTTCACCGGTTTCCTAGGGGTGAAGAAGATCGCCGAGTTCGCTGATCGGATCGCCGACTGGAAGTTTCCGCGCCGGGGGGCTGGCGAATGAAGATCACCGCTGACCAACTCGACCGCGCTACCGGGTGCGGTGCTGCTACTGCCTCGACTTGGGTTGAACACATCAACGGCGCCATGGCCCGGTTCGAGATCAACTCGCCCGAGCGTGTGGCGATGTTTCTCGCCCAGGTCGGGCACGAAAGCCAGAGTCTGCGCCGATTGGTCGAGAACCTGAACTACTCCGCCGAGGGTCTGCTCAAGACCTGGCCGAAGCGGTTCACGCCGACCGAGGCGAAGCAGTACGCCCGCCAGCCAGAGCGCATCGCGAACCGCGTCTATGCCAACAGGATGGGCAATGGGTCGCCGGATACGGGCGATGGGCATCGATACCGTGGTCGTGGCCTGATCATGATCACCGGCCACGACAACTACGCCGAAGCTGCACGCGCCCTAGCGCTGCCGCTGGTGGCGCAGCCGGAACTGCTGGAGCAACGGACCTGGGCAGCCATCGCAGCGGGTTGGTTCTGGCAGTCGCGCGGTTTAAACGATCTGGCCGACCAGGGCCGTTTCGAGAAGATCACCCTCCGCATAAACGGATCGTTTACCGGGGCCGAGGATCGCAACGCCCGGCTCGAATGGGCGCGTGCTTCGCTCAAGGGGGAATGATGCTCGGGTTCACGACGAAAGCTGAGGCGCGACGCATCGGCGCCTCGCACCACGGGAGCTATTACGGCATACCGATGTGGCTGGGGGATGTCGATAGCGATTGCCCCCTGGCGTTCGCCAAGTGGGCGCCGCTTGAGATGGTCGTCTCTCTGTTCTCGGTCATTGAGGGCATCGTCAACTCGATGCTCGATCAAGAGCAGACGTTCATGTTCAAGGTTGGTCGGAGGATCGACCAGTGACTTGGCGGCCCTGGTTGGTGGTCGCCCTGGTAGGCGCGCTGGTGTTCTGGCGCCTCGATCACGTGACCGCCCAGCGTGATGACCTGCAGGCCGCCGTCGAGCAGTCCGCCGAGACGATCACCGCCATGGCCCAGCAGGCCCAGCGCGACATCCAGGCGCAGGCCCAGGCCGATGCCCTGGCCCGAACCTACCAAGCAGCACTACAGGCCTCCCATGAAGAAAACCAATTGCGCCGCGATGCTATCGGCACTGGTGCTCGCGTCGTGTACGTCAAAGCCCGCTGTCCCGCAGACGGAGTGCACCAGGCTCCCGGAGCCTCCGGCAGCGCTGATGCAGGAAGAGCCGTCCTTGCTGCCGCTGATGGACAAGTTGTTTCTGATCTCCGAGCCGGAGTCGAGCGACGCGAATTGATGATTGAGGCGCTGCGTAAGCACATCGCCGCCCTGCCGAGGTATTGCAGAAGATGATCAGTATCAAGCCAGAAGGGTTCCAGCAGCAGCTCGCCGACCTGACTGAGCTTGAGCAGCGGCAGATTCCTTACGCGACAGCCACTGCGCTTACGCGGACCGCTCAAGGCCTGATGGATCGATTGCGCGATGAGATGCGTGTCGTGTTCGACCGCCCGACCCCGTACACCCTGAACAGCCTGCGCATGGTGCCAGCCAGGAAAGACCGGCTCGAAGCGCGGGTTTGGTTCAAGGACGAAGCGGACGGTGCGCAGCCTGCATCGGTGTGGATTGCCCCCGAGGTCCACGGTGGGCCGCGTCGGAACAAGCCGGCCGAGCTTCAGCTCAGGGCCAAGGGGATCTTGCCCGAAGGTAAGTACGTGGTACCCGGCGCCGGCGCGGACCTGGATCGCTACGGGAACATCAGGCGCGGCCAGGTCACCAGGGCATTGAGCGGCATCCGCGGCTTCAGCCAGGCCGGGTACAACGCGAACGCTACCGATAGCAGACGGAGCCGAGCGAAGGGTAATGCTCGCCGCTACTTCGTCATGACACGCAAGGGCAAGCCTATAGGCATTGCTGAGCGCACAGGCCGAGGCCGGGATGCCGTCTCGATCATCATGGCCTTCGTGTCTCGCCCTTCGTATCGCAGCCGGCTGAGCTTCTTCGAGATCGCGCAGCAGTATGCCGACGAGAACCTGCCGCGTGAGTTCGAGGTGGCGATGCGCGGCGTGGCTGCTCGGTTCGCCGCGAGGCGCTGATTGGCGCACCAAAGTGGTGCGTCGCGGGTCCTCCCGGGCGTGCCCCCGTCAGAGGGTAATTCGAGCCTCGTACTCGCTCTATATACGGGCATTTTTCACGACTTCCGTTTCCGGTTCCGGTTGGGTATCGCATGGCAACTCAGATCGAAGTGGCGAAGCACCTCGATCTCAGTGATCGCCAGGTGCGCAATCTCATCGCAGACGGTGTGCTGCCTGGCTCCAAGGGCAGGGGCGGGTTCGACGTGGATGCATGCCGGCTGGCCTATATCCGCTATCTACGAGGACTTGGAAGCGCTCAGGTCAAACCGGAAACGGCCCCTGACTCTGGCGACATTGATCCGCTGATCGAATACCGACTCACTCAGGAGCGCCTGCGGCTTACTGCGGCTCAGTCCGAGGCTCAGGAGCTAAAGAACGAAGTAACCAAGAAGCGGCTGATACCCGCTGAGTTCATCACCTTCGCTTTCGCAAAATTCATTCCGGCCGCCGGTTCGATATTCGATACGGTGGTCATGACACTGCGTCGCCGTCACCCCGATCTCACTCCTGGGCAACTCGACTCGATTAGCCGAGAGCTGACAAAGGCGCGCAACACTATCGCCCAGGCGGCAGATCGCCTACCGGAGTGGCATGACGAGTTTATCGACAGTGCAGATTGAGGCCTGCCAGGCTGCTATGTCAGCCGGCTTACTGTCTCTGCGCCGAGACGCGCCTCAGACTCCTGTGGCATGGGCTGACGATAATTTTTACCTGTCCAGCGAATCTTCCTACCAAGAAGGTCGCTGGGAGACGCTTCCCTACCAGGTTGCGATGCTCAACGCCATGGGCAACGACGAGATTCGAATCGTCAACGTGATCAAGTCCGCCCGCGTCGGCTACTCCAAGATGCTGCTGGCGGCCTCGGCTTACCAGATTGAGCACAAGCGTCGGCATATCGCGTTCTTTGTGCCAGATGATGGTAGCGCCGACCTGTTCATGAAGTCCGAGATCGAAACCATGATCCGGGACGTTGGAGCCGTCCGCGCGCTGGCGCCTTGGTGCGGCAAGAAGAGCCGGGACAACACGCTCGACATCAAGAAGTTCAGCCATGGAAAGCAGTTGTGGTGCCGCGGCGGTAAGGCAGCGAAGAACTATCGAGCTATTTCTGCTGACACTGTCATCTATGACGAATTGGCAGCCTTCGATCACGACATCGATAAGGAGGGGTCTCCGCTCGTCCTGGGTGACAAGCGGATTGAAGGCTCGACTTTTCCGAAGTCGATCAGGGGCAGCACGCCTAAGCTGCGAGGCCCAATCGATCGAGGCGGTTGCCAGATTGAGGGTGCTGTCCAGAAATCGCCACACTTGCTGCGCTATCACATTCCTTGCCCTCACTGTGGCGCTGAGCAGTATTTGAAGTGGGGCGGCAAGGATTGCGCCTATGGCATCAAGTGGGACCCTGAACAGCCGGAAGATGCCTGGTATGTGTGTGAGGCTACCGGCTGCCTGATCCGTTACTCAGAGGCGCTTGAGGCGCAGTACAAGGCGCGCTGGATTTGCGAAAAGACTGGAATCTGGACCCGGGATGGTTTCGACTTTTTCGATGTGGAGGGGGCGCCGATTCCTACCCCAGAGTCCATCAGCTTCCACATCTGGACAGCCTATAGCTTCTTTGTGGCCTGGGGTCGGATTGCACAGGACTTCCTTCAGGCGAAGGGTAGTCGCAGCGACCTGAAGACCTTCGTCAACACAACCCTTGGCGAGACATGGGAGGAAGACCAGGGCGAGCGCGTCGAGTGGGACGTGCTGCTTGGGCGTCGCGAGGTCTGGCAAGGCGAGATCCCGGCCCAGGCGGTGATCCTCACTGGCGGCGGCGATACGCAGGATGATCGTTATGAGGGGAGAGTCTGGGCATGGGGGCCTAACGAAGAGTGCTGGCTGGTTTATCGCTTCGTGCTGATGGGTGATCCAGGTGGTGAAGAGCTGCGCCGCAAGCGCGATTTGGAACTGCACCGCCAATTCACTCGGAGCGATGGCCTCGTGATGAAAGTAGAGCGCTGGTGTTGGGATGCTGGCGGCCACTACATCGATCAAGTCTGCGACGACAGCAAGAAGAACGGCTTGCTTTGGATGATCCCCATCATCGGCGCACCGGTTTACGGCAAGCCGATCGCCAGCTTCCCCACGAAACGCAACAAGCGAGGCGTGTACCTGACAACCGTCGGTACGGACAACGCCAAAGAGCTGTTCTACAGCCGCCTACGACTGCCATTGGATGTGTCGAAGTCCCAGGCAGGCATTACCCAGCCCCAGGTAATCCATTTGCCGGCAAACGACCTTATTTGCGACGAGATGGAGGTCAGGCAACTGACCTCCGAAAGCAAGGTGCTCAAGGTCGTCAAGGGTGTACAGCAGTATCGCTGGGACAATCAAGGGCGCCGCAACGAAGCGCTGGACTGTTTCGTGTACGCCCTGGCCGCGTTGCGAATCAGCCAGCAACGTTTCGGCCTGGACTTGGAGAGGTTGGCCGCTGCGGGAGTTGAGGCGCTATCGCCAACTACGGATGAGCGCCCGCGGGTGCAGTCCTCTTACTGGAAGAAAGCGTGATGACCTACACCCTGGAACAATACCGAGCCCTGAAAGGGGCGGTGGCGGAGGGGGCGCTTTCGGTTCGTTATGCGGATCGCAGCGTCACCTACCGGTCGATTGAAGAGATGCTGCGTATCCTCCGGTTGATGGAGGATGAACTGGGCCTTTCTGCGAACAACGACGGCGGACGCCGCTACACCTCTTTTTCGAAAGGCTACTGACATGAGCGTGTTCGAGACTTGGTTTCCCGGCCTGGCCGCGAGACGCGCCGAGCTGCGCCTGAAGAAAATTCGCGCGGAGCTTTCGGCGGGTCTGCTGACTCGACGTTTCGAGGGAGCCACGGGCGGTCGGCGCAATGAAGGTTGGCGCTCGGCGGGGACCGATGTCAATGCCGAGAATGCCCCGGCGCTTGGGCTACTGCGCAACCGTGCACGGGATCTGCGCCGAAACAACCCTTATGCCGAGCGGGCGGTGACGGGGATTGCTGACAACGTGGTGGGTGCGGGGGTGGTACCCCGGCCCATGGCGCGCAGTGATCGAGCCAACAACAAGCTGGGCGCGCTATGGCGGGCCTGGGCCGAGACGTTGGCCTGCGACGCCGACGGGTTGGAGAACTTTTATGGCCTGCAGCACAAGGTCATGGAGGCCATTGTCGAGGCGGGCGAATGCCTGGTCCGACGGCGGAAGCGCTTCAGTAGCGATGGCTTGCCCGTACCGATGCAACTGCAAGTGCTGGAAGCGGATTTTCTCGATGAAGCGCGCAGTGGCAAGAATGGCAAGAACGAAATCATTCAGGGGGTGGAGTTCGATCCGGTTGGCCGACGGGTTGCCTACTGGCTGTTCGACGAGCATCCCGGCAGTACGTTGGCCATGCGCTCGCTGGAGTCGAGGCGCATTCCCGCCGAGGACGTGATTCACGTCTTCCTGTCCAAGCGCCCGGGGCAGGCGCGCGGCTACAGCTGGCTGGCGCCGGTGATGCAGCGCATGCGCAGCTTCGACGAGATGGAGGACGCGATCATGGAGCAGGCGAAGATCGCGGCGTGCTTCGCGGCCTTCGTCACCAAGGATGAGTCGATCACGGGGCTCGAACGAAAGAGGCCGCCGCTGATCGAGCGGATGGAACCCGGGCTGATCCAGGAGTTGGGGACTGGCGAGAGCGTGAGCTTCGCGGCGCCGCCGGTCTTCAACGGCTACTCCGCCTATTCGTGGCAGGCCCTGCATGCGATTTCCGTGGGGCTTGGAGTGCCGTACGAACTGCTGGCCGGCGACCTGAAGGGCGTCAACTTCTCTAGTGGCCGGATGGGCTGGCTGCATTTCGCCCGGCGGGTGGATGTATGGCAGTGGCGGATGCTGATTCCGCAACTCTGCGAGCCGGTCTGGAAGTGGTTCATGGAGCGCAAGCGTTGCTGCCTGGCGGCGTCTTGGAAGACGCCTTGTCTGAATGGGTACCGCCGCGCCGGGACATGGTGGATCCGAGTGCCGAGGTCAGCGTGATCAAGGATCGCCTGCGCCTTGGCTGATCACACCAGACGATGCGCTGCGCGAGATGGGCTACACCGACCCGGACGATGTGCTGACCCGTTATGCCGCCCACCTGTCGAAGGTGGATGAACTCGGGCTGGTCTTCGACTACGACGCGCGCAAGGTCTCCAACGGGGGCCAGGCGCAAGCCAAACCGCAGGGGAGCAATTCCCAGCAAGCACCTGAAGAGACTTCAAAAGATGACGGAAATGACCCAGACGCATGAGACGCCGATGCTGAGCCTGCGCGCCGCGGTGCGGCCGGGCTCCGTCGATATCGAGAACCGAACCGCTGAACTGACCTGGACTACCGGGGCGAAGGGGCGGCGCTGGTCCTGGGATATCGGCGCATATATGGAAGAACTGGAGGTGACGCCCGAGGCGGTCCGGTTGGACCGGCTGAACAACGGCGCGCCGTTCCTGAACACCCACAGCGCCTGGGAGTTGGGTGACGTGGTTGGCGTCGTCGAACGCGCCTGGCTGGAAGGGGGAGCGGGGCACGCACTGGTCCGCTTCAGCAAGCGCGAGGATGTCGAGTCGATCTTCCAGGACGTGCGCGACGGGATCCTGCGCAATATCAGCGTGGGCTATTCCGTCCATCGCTACGAGTTGATCGAGGCCCCTGACGACAAGCTTCCGACCTACAGGGCAGTGGACTGGGAGCCAATGGAGCTCTCCCTTGTGCCGATTGGATTCGACGATGGGGCGAAGGTGCGAAACGCCAAGACTCCTGCCGACTACCAGGGCCAACGTTTCACCACCCTTTTCGAGACCCGGGAGGCCGAGACGCGACCGAACAACCGGCCGCCGTGGCCAACCCAAGAGAGGAAAATGCAATGACCGAAGAAGAGAAACGCGCGGCCGAGGAGTCGATTCGCCGTGAAGCCGCCGAGGCTGAGCGCAAGCGCTGCCTGAGCATCCGCCAGATGGCGCGCAAGGTGGGGCTGGACGAGGACGTGGCGGAGGACTTGATCTCGCGCGGCGTGGCCCTCGAGCAGGCCAGCGCCGAGCTGATCGACAAGCTGGCCGAGCGGCAGCAGTCCGAGCAGCCGGAAAGTCGTAGCGCGCACGCCGGCGTGACCAGCGATATCGACCTGTCGGTCGTTGCCGCCAAGCGCGAGGCGATGCAAAACGCCCTGCTGCATCGCTGCAACCCCAAGGTGAAGCTGGAGGAGGCCGCCCGCGAGTTTCGCGGCATGCGCTTGATCGACATGGCCCGCGAGTCCGTGGAGCTGGTTGGGGGGAAGGTCCGCGGTCTGACCCCGCAGGAAGTGGCGCGCGCCGCCCTGGGCTGTGACCGCCAGGCGTTCCGGGCAGCGGGCATGCACACCACCAGCGATTTCCCGCTGCTGCTGGGTAGCACCGTGAACCGCACCCTGCGCGATGCCTACGCGCTGGCGCCGCAGACCTGGCGCCCGCTCGGCCGCCAGACCACCGTCCCGGACTTCCGCGAGGTCACCCGCGTGGCGCTGGGCGATATCGCCGCGCTGGAGAAGGTCAGCGAGCACGGGGAGTACAAGTACGGCTCCCTGGGCGAAGAAGGCGCGCCGATCAAGGTGGCCAAGTTCGGCAAGATCATCGCGATCACCTGGGAGGCGATCGTCAATGATGATCTCTCGGCGCTGACGCGTATTCCGCAGGCGCTGGGCGCGGCGGCGGGGCAGACCGAATCGAACCTAGTGTGGGATCTGCTGCTGGGTAATCCGGAGTTCGTCGATGGAGAGGACCTGTTCTCGGGTGCGCACGGCAACGTCGCCGCCAGCGGCGGCCCGATCAATACCGCCACACTGGCGGCCGCTCGTGCCGCGATGCGCAAGCAGAAGTCCAAGGCCGGGCATTTCCTCAACCTGGCGCCGGAGTTCCTGGTGGTGGGGCCGGACAAGGAGCTGGAGGCCTTCCAGTTCACCAGTTCCAACTACGTGCCGGCGAAGAACGCCGACATCAACGACAGCCGCAACGCCTCGCTGACGGTGATCGTCGATGCGCGCATTACGGGCAACCAGTGGTACCTGTACGCCGCGCCGGGCGTCGTTGACACCTTTGAGTATGCCTACCTGGAAGGCGAGCAGGGCGTCTTCACCGAGACCCGCGAGGGGTTCGAGGTGGACGGCATGGAGATCAAGGCGCGGCTGGTCTTCGGCGCGGCCTGGATCGACTACCGCGGGGCCTACAAGAACGCCGGTAACTGATCGGCAGAGTCAAGCTGAAGGGCGCCACGGGGCGCCCTTTGTGTTTCTACGAACTCCTTGCGAGGTAAATCATGAAGACCTTCATCCAACATGGCGACATGCTCACCGTCCCCGCCCCCGCTGGTGGAGCAGTATCGGGCAAGCTGTACAAGGTCGGCGCCATCCTCGGCGTCGCCGCAACCACCGTCACCGATGGGCAGCCCGTCGAGTTGAAAACGACCGGCGTGTTCGAGCTGCAGAAGGTGGCCGCCCAAGCGTGGGTCGTGGGTGATCCGCTCTACCTGGACGCAGCCAGTGGCGATCTGACCAATGCGCCTGGCGCGGGCCTGGTCTTGGTGGGGCTGGCTACCGAGGCGGCAGCAAATCCCTCCGCGGTTGGCCGCTGCCGGCTCAATGGCGTTTCGGCTCCAGCGGCTGAAGGTGCAGGAGGCTAGTCCCATGGGCTGGGCGAACTGGCGGGATCGCCTACATCAGACGGTAATGAAGACTTTCACCGATGGGCGGGCGACTCACCAGAACGCCTCGGGCGCGCCACCGTCCTGCGGCTTCGAGGTCATCATTGATCACAACCTGATGATGACGGGTCCGGAGGGCATGTTTCAGACAGACAAGATCGGGATCAGTTGGCGCAAGATCGATCTGTCCGGCGCGAGTCGGGGTGACGTGTTCATCGTGGGTGGTCAGCGCTTCATGGTTGAAGAGATGGTTGCGGACGATGGGCACATCCTGACCGCCGCCTGCAGGAAGGACCTATGCTGAAACCCAACGTCTTGACCGTGGGGCGACGAGCGTTGCTGGCGCGCCTGCAATCCATCACGCCGGCCAACGGCTACCGCACGGATGCCGGTACCCGTGTGCTCTCCGGCTGGTTCAACGAACTGATCAAGGAGTGCAGGCAAGGCTTCCCGCTGATCGTCGTTCAGCCGACCAAGGAGCAGCCGCCTGAGCATCTCGACGCCGGCGTTCGCTTCCATCGCGGCTTCGACGTGGTAGGCGCGGTGCAAGGCGGGTATGACCACTATGAAGAGGCCCTGGAGGATCTACAGCTAGACCTTCTGGCGTGCCTGATGCCTGCCCCCAAGGGGCAGTTCCTGCGCTGGCTGCCCCGAGAGCGCGGCATTACCGGGCTTGCGTTGGGGGCGCCTGAGCCGTACCCGCCGGGTGATGGAGTGGCCGCTGCCGTGATTCGAATCCCTGTCTATCTGAAAACCATCATCGAGGGGTAACCCATGAAGAGCGATCCCCAGGTGCCGGCCACGGTCGACGCCGCGCCTCCGGCTGCGCTGAACAAAGCCGTCGAGGTCACCCTGGCCAAGGTGCATTGGCACCAAGGCAAGGAGAAGGCGGCCGGCGAAAAGATCAACGTCAGCCCTGACCAGGCTGAATTCCTGCGCCGCGAAGGCGTGATCAAGAAGGAGGCCTGATATGGCTATCGAGAAAGAGACGTATGTGATCGGCGGACCCTTCAAGATCCGCGAGTCCGGCGCTACCACCCCCTTCCAGTTCGCTGGCCTGGTGTCCACTATCCAGCAGACCATCGAGACCAACGAGATCACTTTGCCGGATACCACCACCCCGCAGGGCGGTGAGTACGATGCCGTTTCGCGCATCACTTCGGTCGGTTTGTCGATCAACTTCCGCGAGCTCAAGACCAGCATCCTGGCTGCCTTGGTGTGGGGGGACGCCACCAATGTTCCTTCTGCCACCCACACCGACGAAGCGCACACCGCCGTTCCAGGAGGCACGATCGCGCTCGACTTCATGCCGCTGGAGATCACCAGCGTGAAGAGTGATGACGGCACCACGACCTACGAAGAGTTCGACGACTGGAACATGACCGGCGCCGGTATCGAAATCGTTGAAGGGGGTGCGATCTCTGCGGCCACGCCGATCAAGGTGACTTACAAGTCCGCCACCGTTGATGTGATCGAAGCGCTGACCAACAGCGGCAAGACGTTCGAATGCCTCTTCGAGGGTGAGAACGCAGCCGGTACCCAGCGCCGTATCCAGGCGCGCTATTTCCGGTGCCGCCTGAACCCGTCGAGCCAACAGGACTGGCTCAATACCGAAGACTTCCTCGCTGCCGAGGCCACTGCCAAGGTGCTGATGGACCCGACTAAGGTCGGCGCTGGAAAGTCGAAGTATTTCAACATCAAGAAGGAACTGGCGACGGTGTGACGCCATTCATGCCCGGCAGGGACGCCGGGCGAGCAATCCCTGACTCCGATCTGACATTTGGGCTATCAAAACCCAACTAGGCCCTGGGTTTTGGTGTTGGCGCGGCGGTGCTAGAGTGTGAAGCAGTTCCTATGGAGAGTCGCTATGAAACGGATTTTCCCCGTTCTCGCTTTGCTTCTTGCGGTCAGTTCTGTCCATGCGGCGACGGTCTTCAAGTGTGTCGGCCCTGACGGAAAAGTCACTTTTACCCAGCAGAATTGCCCAGAAAACCAATCCCTGGACGATGTGGTCTCCGCCACCAACCAGCGTCCAAGCGGGTCAGGTGCTTCGGCTGTCATGGCTAAGCCCAAGCAGCCATCAGGCCGTACCTATAGAGGTAGCCATCAGGGCGGCAGCGGAGTGACCGTCGTCGGTGGTTCGTCGCCAAGCCCTACGTGTTCCACAGGGTTGTCTGAGCGTGACCTTCGCAAGGCCAAGGTCCAGGGCAAGGTCGTCCCTGGAATGTCCAGGGAGGATGTGGAAAGCATCTACGGGAAGGTGAACCGCAACGGCAGTACCGCCGGCGCGGGTGCTGTCACCTACTGGAATGACAAGTATGTTGACCAGACTACGGTTTCTTTTGACCGAGATGGATGTGTGCGAGGCTCCTATCAGTCGGGCCATAAGAACTGACCCCAAAATTCTAACCAGCCCCGCTTCGGCGGGGTTTGTGCTTTCTGGAGGATTGAAATGTCCGAGATGACCGCAAGCAAGGTTGTGAAAGTTGGCGAGGTGGAAGTGATCGTCCGCGAACTGAGTGTTTCGGATGTTCGGAAGCTAATGCAGGAGGTCAGTGATCAAGACCTCGTCAGCAATGTCCTCTTCGAAGATATCAGGCTGTCCGATCTTTGCCTGATGACATCGGTTACGGAGAGCCAAATTAACGATCTCCGGCCGAGCCAACTCGCCAAGTTGCTGGATGCATGCAAAGAGGTGAACCCGCATTTTTTCGGAATGCTGGGCCGTCTCACGAAACTCCGCGACAAGCCTTGAGGAGTTTGGAGCGCGCCATTTGCGTTCTGGTGAGGCTTGGGCATCACCAAGTCCTTGAATATCCCTGGTCGCTGTTCTTGACCGCGCTGAAGGCTGAATGAAATGGCTGACGTAAAGATCCGGCTGACTGCTGACCTCGATGATGCGCTGCGCGAGGTGTCAGGTTTCCGCAAGGAATATGCCGAACTGGTCAGGCAAGTCGCGCAACCTCTCAAGCGTTTAAACGATTTCACTGCTCTCGAAAGCACCCTTGAGGACACGCAACGCCAGGCGCGCTCGGCGCGCGAGCAGATCCGCACGCTCGGCAACGAACTGGCATCGACGATCAGGCCGAGCCGCGAATTGCAGCAGGCTTACCGGGACTCCATTTCGGACTTGCGAAGCCTGGAGCGGGCAGAGACGGTCCAGATAGCTCGGCTTTCCGCGATGCGCCGGGAGTTGAAGCAGGCCGGGCTGGATACGAGGAGCCTGACATCCGAACGGCAGCGGCTCCAGCGGGAGCTGGATCGAAACCTCCAGGCTGGCCGGAATGATGCGGCCACCACCAGCCTCCGGCAACAGGCCGCAGCGATCAAGCAGAGCGCGATCGAGCAGCGCCGCTACAACTTGGAGCAAGCGCGTAGCACCCTGGGAGTAGCCAGGGTGCGCGAACTGCAGGCTGCCATCGGGCAGTTGAACCAGCAATATCGCTTGCTTCGGTCCAGCGGAACGCTATCCACAAGGGAGCTTGCCGTTGCGCAGCGGGCGCTCAAGAAGCAGATCGCGGAGACCAAGAGCGAACTCAACTCGCTTGGTGCCGGCTCGCGGCTGTCGAGCATCGGCTCTCTCCGCGGGAGCGGCCCGGCACTGGCGGTTGCAGGTCTCGCCGCCGCGGTAGGCGCTGCAACGGCGAAGCTTGCGAACGGGGCCGACACTGTTGGCCGGCTTGATTCCAGGCTTCGCCTGGCAACCCGCTCGCAGGAAGAGTTCAACACCGCGCAGATCGAACTCGACCGTATCGCTGATGATGTCCAGGGCGATGTCGGCGACCTCATCGGCCTTTATTCGCGGTTGCAGCGCCCGCTTCGGGATGCGGGCATGGATCAGCGAGCCGCCCTCGAAACCGTAGAGGCGGTGTCGCTCGGCCTGAAAATCGGTGGGGCATCTGCCGAGGAGTCGGCCTCGGTCATTACCCAGTTCTCCCAGGCCATCGCCAGTGGTGTTCTGCGGGGCGAAGAGTTCAATACCGTTCTGGAGTCCTCGGATCGCATTGCTGGCGCCCTGGCGGACTCCTTCGGGGTGACTGTCGGCCGGCTTCGCGAGATGGCTGCCGCCGGTGAGCTCACCTCGGAGCAGATCGTTATCGCGCTGCGGAAGGAACTGCCGAAGCTCCGCGAGGAGATGGCGTCATTTGCCCCGGAGATTGGTGCGGGGCTGAACCGGATCTTTTCCGAAACCCAGAAATACTGGGGACGTCGCGCGAAGGAAACAGGCGTCGTCGACTGGGTTGCGAACCAGTTGAACGATGTTGCCAAGAACATCAACACGGCGAATACGCTGGTGAAAAAGGGGGAGGGCAGCCTCACAGCCACCCTCGCCGCCGAGAAGGCGCGCCAAGAGCAGATCGTGAAGCGACAGAACGATGCTCTGAAGCGGGCTCGGGATCAGAATGTCGCCGACCTCCAATCTGAGGTTGTGCGGACCAAGGCCCTCCTTGAGCAGTCCACCAAGAACCTCAACGACGCGCTTTCGCGCCAGGCAGATGTCCGCAAGGAGTTTGCCGATCTGGTGAAGGGCATCCAGGCGACGCCCACCTCCGGAACGCAGACCTTCGGTGATGCCACTGCGGCCCAGGCCTCGGCTCGCAACGCCCTGACCGCTGGCAACAACCAAAAGGCGATCGAGGAGGCGCGCCGCGCGCTTCAGATCCTTCAGCAACTGAAGGACGCTGGCGCGAACAGCTACGGCTTCGAAGGCGTGGCCAAGGAGGTGGAGCGCATCGCCAACAAGGCCGCAGAGGTCGAGGCTGGTAATGCCAAGGCTGCGGATGACGTCAACCGCCTGAACCTGGCCGACCTCGAGGAGCGCATCGCGGCTGTGCAAAACGTCGAGGTATCGTTCGGAATGGACTTCGAAAGCGCGGAGACCTTGAAGCAGCAGGTCGCCGACATCGCCGCCGGACTGGCTGAGCAGCTCGTGATACCTATCACGCTGGTTCCGCCTCCGGAGATGGGCTTGCCGGGCGTGCCCAGCATCACCCCCAAGATACCCGGGTTTGCCACTGGTACGCAGAGCGCTCCCCCTGGCATGGCTTGGGTTGGGGAGCGTGGGCCGGAGTTGATGATGATGCGCGGAGGAGAGCGCATCTTCAACGCGGTGCAGTCGCTGCAGATGTCGCAGAGGTATCAACGAACTCTCCCCGAGATACCCGAGATTCCGACCGCGGCGCTTCAGCAGGCGAGTCCGCCGGCCGCCATGCAAAACCTGGGTTCGCTGACCCTCAACCTGGGCGGAGACGATGCCGGTTTCACCGTTTTCGGGACACACGACACGCTCCGAGATATACGCAAGGCCGCCTCGAAGTTCGGGCGGACACGCCCAAAATGACCGAGCCCGCCTAGCGCGGGCTTTTTTATGGAGTTGGGAATGATCATTCCGAACGTGATGCTGGGGGCGTACCGATCGTGATACACGGCGGCGCCCCTCAGTGTCAGTACCAAGCTGTAGATGGCGGCGTCGAGCGATTGAGGCTCAGCGGAGGTGCGGCAGTACAGATGACGCACTGGCGCAAGACAGCGATCACCATCAGCGGTTCAGGATGGATCGGCACGGGGATGCTTGGACTCGACTTCGACAACCCGTTGGAGCTGCGATGCAATGCGTCGCTTGGCATTTCCGGCCGCACTGCCGTCGACCGAGTATTCACAATCCCTGGAGAGGTTCGCCCCGATGCCAGTCCGTGGGGGCTGGCGCTGGTCGGTCGTGAGTGGGTCAGAACGGACGTGTCGTCCGTCGGCCAGGTGGTAACTGTGTCGGAGATCCCAGGCGCGCAACTCTACCGCGTCGAGTGGTGGCCGCTGTTCCACGTCTTCGCATCCATCCCTCCTGAAGCGCTTGATTCTTCGAACAACAGCCGGACCTGGCAAATTGTCGCTGAGGAAATCTGATGCTTAACGGTGGACCGCTCAATAGCGCTGAGCTGAACTCGGCCGCTCACTCCGCTGTGCCTGGTCCTGAGCCGATCATCCCTGGCTACGCTTTCACATGGCGCCCAATCGTGCGCGTTGGCGATGACGACGTTACGCCGCTCCTGACCGGGGAGATCGAGGTCGATCGTGAAGAGGGGGCGGCTGGCGTCGCGTCCTTTTCGATCTATCTCGGCGACGGACCTGTTGTCCCTACGGACTGGATCGGTCGAACCGTAACCATCGACTACGCAACGGAGACCGCGGGTGAACTGAGTCAGGGGCGACGGTTTACGGGGAGAGTTACACAGCCAGCCTGGAATCCTGTTCGGCGCGTCCTGGACGTCAGTTGCACGGACCAGTTGCAGCAGCGTGTAGAGGCCATGGAGATTGCGGCCGTCGACGCCCTGGTCGGCGGTGCCTGGTCCGCCGATGTGTTCGAGCCGGTCGATGGACGCTCGCGGTGGGACTACGCCCAGGAGCGTTTGACCAGCGTCACCGGGAGCTTGGACTGCTCGCCATATGGTGCTCTCCGCGTCACATCATGGCTTGCTGTGGCGCCTGCCTTCGAGTTCGGCCCAGGCTCTACGGTGTACGGAACGCTTGCAGTCGAGCTGGCCGACCTGAGTTCGCAGACGAACAGGGTCGAGATCGAGTGCGACTACCGATTCAGCCGGCTCTGGCAGTTGAACGCCTCGTATGGTTGGCAGCACCCCGGCACGGGGAGCGCGGTCGGCGAGGCGGGGTTCTGTAATTGGCGCGGCGACGACACCGAGTTACCTGATGTCGAGATGATCACATCGGCGACCGAAAGCAGCGGCCAGACGTTGTTCTATGCAACTTGGTATCCGCTGCCACCCACTGGGGTCTACTGCAATCCGCCGGCGGCATGGGTCAACAACTTCACAGAATTGCTGCTCGGCGGAAATTGGATTGCTGGCCGGCGATGGGTGCAGTCCGTAACCGAGCGCTACCGGCTGGTCATGGAAGTTCAGCCGAGCGTGGCGGCGACCGGCCCGATTGTCGGTCGGCAGCGTGCATCGTTCGAGATCGAGTCGGACAGGGCCGAGCGCTGGGAAAGCGAGCCGATCACCGGCGGCAGCACCGGCCACGACGACGAGAAGGATGGCAACCGGCGTTTGTCCGCGCTGAACTGTTTGTTGGCCCAGGGGGCAACGACGCTTATTGCTGCGCACCGTGGCACGACCGTGACCTGGGATGTTCCGACATCCATGGTCTTGCCGATCGATCTGGTGCATACGCTCCGCCTCGATGATCAGGGCGCGCGTGCGGTGGGCAAGTGTCGGCGCATTGTCGACCGGCTCGACCTCGCATCCGGAAGCGCCCTGACCACGATCTCTATCGCGGTGATGCGAGGCGGCGCTGGCGCAGCAGATCCCCTTGTTCCGCCGGCTGGCTCGTCCGATCCCGTCAGCCCACCGTCGGGTGGCGGCCAACTCTCGACTCAGCTCGGAGGCCGCAACGGCAGTCCCGCGTATGACGATGAGGCGGATGGTTTCTCAGGCAACTGGAGCAATCGCGATCCCGGCGCCGAACTGTTCCCGCGGCGCTTCTCGCTGACAGCAAAAGACATTCCGGAGACCTACCGGGATGAACATGCGCCGGAGATCGCAGCCACTTACCGGGTAGCTGTACCTGATGACGTACTGGAGATGTAGCGATGGCGAGAGCTGGATCAACAACTGGAAGACGACGCTGAGCGTAGGGCTGTCGCCTGGCGCGTTGAGCCTGACGGTGCCGGATGCCGCCGCCGCGCTGCTGCCTCTCTCCGGCGGTAGCTGGGTGCTGTTGACGCTGGCGGATGACGCTGGCGCGCAGCATGAAATCGTGAAGGCAACCGCGCGTGCCGGCGGGGTGGTGACGATCGATCGCGCCCAGGAAGGAACCTCCGACGGCAACTGGCCGGCGGGAACGGCGATCTATGCAGCCGTCACGGCCGGCGACCTCATGACGCTCCAGGCGCGCATCCAGGCTCTGGAGTCCGGGGCGTCTGGCGGCACCCTTGTCGACGAAACCGGCGCAACGCTGGTCGACGACGCCGGCAACAACCTGATTATGGAGAACATTTGATGGCAACTGTTACGCACGTCCTGTCCGGCGCCGGGGAGCCGCTCGATCCGCCACCAAGCATCGGTGCTCACTACGTGAACACGAACAACGGCGCGCTATACCTGGCGAAGGGCACCGCGAGCGGTGCCGATTGGGTGAAGCTGGGTAGTGGCGGTGGCAGCGCTCCGAGCGAGGTGCTGCATGTCAATACCGACGGCCAGTTCCTTCTCGAGCCTCAACACTCATTTGTTGAGGCCCGTCTGTTCGCAATTCCCGAGCTCGGCACTGCAGCAATTGGAATCGATCCCAGCACATCCCGACAGTTCGACCTGAATCTCAGAACCGCGGCTCCGAGCGGGCAACAACTGCAAATCAGGGTTACATCGGGTGAACTGCCCGGAGGTATGTCGATCGTGGGCACCTCGAGGCAGTGGGCGGTTCAGGAGTCGTATGGATTCGTGATCAATGCAAATGACCTCAACGGCGAGGTGTGGGCGCGCGTCTATTTCGATGCTGACGAGCTCACCCTGTCGATTCTTGTGTTCAGCGATGTACCGAACGCGTAGGAGATAGCGCATGGCTCTATCAGACGAGCGCCGCGGCCTCGGCGCGAGGAACGAAGCGATCCGCCGCGCCGGCGGCCAACGGGTTGAAGCGGAGCGGCGTGGCGACCAGGGCTTGACCGCGGCACTCAACCGGCTGATCGAGCCGGAGCGCCAGGCGCGGTCGCTGCGCAAGATCGACCCGCGCGGCGCCCTGGATGCTGCGCGCGGCAGGGCCGACTACAACCCCGCCGGCAAGCAGATCGGCGGGGGCGGTGTGTCCTGGCCGCTGGCCGAGACCGACAAGTCGAAGCGCACGGTGGCCGACGAGGAGATCGTGAGCACCGATGGCCTGGTCGTCGTTGTGTTCAAGCGCGTCACCAGCTTCGAGATGCAGGATGGCGGCTCGAATATTGGCCGCATGGAGTTCAAGGCATGAATCAACTTATGCCCTGGGACGGCGAGGTCGTTCGCATGGGCTGGCCGTGGCACGGAAAGATTCGCCAGCAGAACAAGGATCTGGCCGGCTACGTCACCCTGCCGAACGGGGCGACGCGCCCAGCGATCGCGTACTACGGCAACTGGCCGATGAATCACACGCATCTGTTCGACATGGGCCTACCGGACCAGGGCGACCCGCAGGTCGAGGAGCAGGGCGGGAAGTGGTGGGGGCGTACGATCCTCAGAGGCGGAGGCAATTACGACTATCAGTTGTACTACGGCGGCGCGACGACCTCGGCCGAGGGGCAGTCCTATACAGGCGACGCCCCATTCAGGGGGCTCCCCCTCTGGTGGTCTAGCGACGAGGAGCCGCGCCGCCCGCTGTATGTGGATATCTACCTCAATGTGGAGCAGGGCAGCTACTACCTCGATTTTTGGACAAAGGGCGGAACGATTCACGCCCTTCGGAAGAAGATAACGCTTGAGGATGTTGGGCAGGGCGCAGGACAGCCGGAGTGTGCCGTAAAAGATCTGCTCGGGAGCAACTTCGACTACTGGTTTTTTGGTGAAAACGTCAAGCTTGACTACCTGAAGCTGCTCGGGGTCTACCGAAATCGGTTGCTGCTGGGGGTTGTGGTGACACAGGGTGACGGGATGCGGCAGATTGACCCACCGCCCGGAACGTCGGTGGTCAGCGGTTCGTCCCCGTCTGGAGCCCCTCAGGGGTTGTATGGTCTCGTCGAGGTGACCATTGCCCCGGATATCCGAGATCCAGAGGCGGATCACAGTCAGACGGTCACAATAGACGTGATCGAGAATCGCCAGGCCGCGCTCGGTAATCCGGTTCATCAGGTGACCGACGAGAGTAGTCAGCCGGGCGATCCCATCGAAACCACGCTCTATCGAGAGGAATGGAACCAGACCTCCGGGTTGCTGACCGCTTGGTATGACGCCCAGGGAAACATCCATACCGCGCGCTACAACCGACGCCACTATGCACTTAAGGAGTACCGCAACGAGCCCGGCGTGACGACAAGAACAGCGACGGAGCGAAGCAGCGAGGTTGCGCTGTTGAGCGGCTCCGGATCAGTTGTCGACAGCACTGTACTGACAGAGCAGTTCGAAGCGATCTACATCCCAGGGACAGGACTGCAGATCACTCGGACGGTGAAGTGTACGGGGGAGCCGGATGACGTCACGACTTATACCGACCCAGACCATACGGGTGGTCCGGTGGTCACCCCGCCTACGACGACATTCCCCCCGGGCATGCATATCGTTAACACCGTTGTGACCTACCAGTGGCTGGTGAACGACGAGAACATGCTGGCCAACCAGGACCAGCACCAAGTGTGGCTCGCCGCGTTGAGCAACAACAGCGCAGCCATCTGCCACATCCGCGATCCGTTCGACTATCCCGAGGGGCAGACCACAACGACCGTCAGCGTTCGCCAGGGTCCGGTCGTTCGCCTTGGCGGCGTGACCTCTGGAACGGTTACCGACACCCTGACAAAGAGCAAGCCCGCGCATGAGTACCGGCGCGGCTTTTTCTGGGAGCCAGCCGACCGCTGGGTGCGAGCCAGTTGCAACCCGATCACCGGAGATATCTCTCGCGGCCCGGAGTGCATCCAGTACCTGACCAGTTGGGTTTAGCCCCTTCTACTACTTCAAGGAGAAGCCGCATGACGCCGGCCTGTGTACCCCTGCGCATTGAAAAAGGGGCGACGTTCCGCGACACGATGCGGATCATGCAACCGAGCCTGGTCTACCGGCCGATCACCCAGATCGCGTCGACCGCTCCCGTCCGGCTGACCATCCCCGGCCACGGGTTGCCCGACACCTGGTTAGCCTGGATCGATGGCGTCCAGGGCATGCCCGAACTGAACCGCGCTCGGCTTCGGCAACTGCCTCACCGCGTCGCGTCCATCGACGACGACACGATCGAGATCAACCTGCTGTCAGCCGTTGGGCTGGCGCCTGTTGGCGGGCAACTGATCTACCAGCCACCTGTTGACCTGGCTGGCGCCGAGGTACGGATGCAGATCCGCGATGCGCCAGATGGGACGGTGCTGATGACGCTGGCGCTCGGCTCCGGCCTTGAGATCGCTGGCGCCGGAACGATCTCGCGCGAGATATCGGCCTCCGATACCGCGGCGTTGGCATGGGCGTCGGCGGTCTACGACGTGGACGTGACCTACCCGGATGGTACGGTCCATCGCTACTACAGCGGGCCGATCACTGTGAGCCGTGGGGGAGGGTGCGATGGATGACGCCGCCGAGCCCTGGGCGCTGGCGATCGAGGTCGATTGCGAGCCGCTTGTGCTCAGCGAGATGCAGGAATACGCGGTCACAGTGACGCCGCCGGCAGATGTGCTTGTGGTTGTTGTGGGTGACCAAGGGCCTCCCGGGAGGGATGGCGTAGACGGTGCCCAATGGGGCGCGACTGACTGGTGATGAAATGGCCCAGATCCGATTTTTCAAAGTGGCGACCCTGCCGGGTACGCTGGAACCCGACTCGTTCTACTTCGTCGAGAACGGCAGCTACTCGGAGTCCTACCTGACAAACAACGCGGGAGTGGCGCGCTCGATCGGCAACAGCGCGATGATCAACGCGCTGATCAACGAGGCGCTGGCCAGCCTGCCCGGCACAGGCGCGCCGATCCTGTTCGTTGCGGATATCGCCGCGCGCGACGCTCTGGAGCCTGAGGGCGCAATCTTCGTCCTGGTTCAGGATGCGAGCGCGGACCCGACAGTCGAATCGGGCGCTGCGCTGTACGCATGGAACCCTGCGACCAGCGCCTGGCTGAAGGTTGCCGAGTATGAGTCGATGGACGTCGAGCTCAACTGGGACGCGATCAACGGGCGCCCGACGTCGACGCCGGCGCAGATCGACACTGCCGTTTCCCAGGCGCACACGCACGCGAACAAGTCGACGCTGGACAAGTTTGGTGAGGAGTCGGGCCTGGTGCGCTTCAACGGCCAGCCGATCCCGGCTGAGTGGAATGGGACGGCCTGGTAATGGCTGTGCTCCAGACCCACAAGGTCGTCGCGCAGTTGCCTGCGGTGCTGGAGCCGAACGCGATCTACTTCGTCCGGCGCAGCACCGGATACGACCAGTTCGTGACCAACGGCGCGGGCGTCGTGGTGGCATACCCGATGAACGTCCGCATCCCCGCGGCTGTTCCTGGGTATCTCGCCGACGGCTCTATGTTGCGGCTCGCCATGAACCCAGACGGCCAATTGCCGGCGTACACCGCCGCCGGCGCTCAACTCAACATCCAGGTGCTGTTCAATGGCTGATATACGCCCGACGAAACTCCAGGCCGACGGCAACGGCTACGGCAGTCTCCGCGAGTTCGCCGACGGCGACACGGTGCCGGTAGCACTCGGCGGAACAGGAGCTGCAACCGCCGCTGGTGCGCGCACGTCCCTTGGGCTTGGGAGTGCTGCAGTTAGACCTGCCCTGGGTTCAACTGGGGCTTTGTACTCGCGAGACAGCATTCTCGGCGCAGTCTCTCAGGCGAGCGGCATACCGTCTGGTGCGATTATTGAGCGCGGGAGTAACGCGAACGGGGAGTATGTGCGGTTCGCGGATGGGACGCAGATTTGTTGGACGAACACTCTCACATTCACCGCTGGGGTCTCATCAGTCGGTGCGAACTGGTCGTATCCGGCGAGCTTTAGTTCCTCGTACCCCATCGCTGGGGCTGTCTCCGCTTCTGGTGCTGGTGGAGACTATGACTCTGGCGTGTCGGCGAGAAACCAGGGAGCGACCTACTTCAATCCATCCGCGGGTACGGCTGGGGTGGGGTTCTTCTGCATATCGTCGGCATCATTCACGTCAGGCGCTCAGACTAGGAATAACAGGGTCGTCGCCATCGGGAGGTGGTTCTGATGATCATCAAGTTGTCACCGTACGCACCACTGCCAGGCAGCGACGAGCGCCTGTCGCTGAGCAGGGCTGGCGATGTGCTCGCCGTGAACGGCCAGGTGTTCGACTTCACACCGCTCCCGGACGGTGGTGAACTGCCGGCCGAGGCTATCGGGTCGGAGTGGTTCGCTGGTCCTGCACTGCGACGTGCCGGCCGGCTGGAGCTGATCCTGCGGTTCCCGCTGGCCGCTGATGCCAGTGCCGCTGCTCGCTTCCCTGAACCGTTGCTGATCGAGGCCGACGGCCCGGTGGAGTTACCGCGATGATCGACTGGAGCAAGTTAAAGACCGCTGAACAGCAGGCGCAAGAACGCTGGCAGGCTGAGTGCGATGCCGCCGCCGCAGCGCGGGCGAATGCCTACCGTCTAGAGAGTGACCCGCTCAAGACCGAGGCCGAGTTCGATGCTATCAAGGCCGGCGTGGAACCGAACTACTCTGCCTGGGTCGCCAAGGTCGAGGAGATCAAGGCCTGGTATCCGCTGCCTGAAGCTGTTTAGGCTCGCCCATTAAAAATAGTTTCCGCATCAGAAGCCAGCTCCCTTGGTTTTGCTCGTCTGTAAACCCTGTTTGGACCTTCTGGTGCGGAAATATATTTCGCCTAACTTATTGATATATATGGGTATGGCTGCTGGCAGTCAGCCTTCGCGCAAGAGTTGAGCAATATCGGCGTACAACGGAAGACGGTGGCCTAGGCATGATGTTCAGTGTGCGCGAAATCATGTTTTTGTCGAATGGTTTACGATGATCGTAACTATCATCTTCATAATCTGATAGTTACGATCATGATCGTGCCCGTTGAACTATGTTGATGAGTAAATTTTTGTCACTTGGCCTTATTTATAGAGGGTTGGATGGCTGTTGCGAGATGCTGGTTGAGACAGAAGTGTTGACTTTTGTTGACTTAATTACTTCTAGGTCAAAGGAAATTGCGCTGCTGTCGTTGGTATTGATGTTGTGCTCAATGAAAATTTGAGGCAGCAGTTCGAGTGTTTTGCTGTTCAGGATTTCTGCGACTCTTTTCTGGAGTCCGTCTTCAGAAAAGTTTTCGGGCATTACGGCTGAAGGGAAAGCGGTTCGACTCTCTCCATGGAAAGTATCTCTTTCGGTGGAGATTTTGTATTTGAAATCTATTATATAAAATTCAATTTTAGTTATCATTTTTTTGAGTCTCCAAAAAGTTGTTTTTATGTTTTGCTTGCTTCTGGGGCTGATTTTGGATTTTTTAGGGTCTCACTTGAGTGGTTGTACTGCGATGATCTGTGCTCAAGCTTGAAATGCAAGAGGGTTCTGGTAAATTTTTGTAGCTTAAGCGTGTCGGTGCCTGTTGGTCCACATTTTTGTACCTACCTCTGCTCGTCTGCATCCAGGCCTGGCTGCAATGCATCGCAAGCAGCATTGCTGTCAGGCTAGCGCTCTGGATTGGCTGAGGGAAATCGAGCCTGTCCTTGTGGTTGACGTCAAAAAAGGCGTAGAGGCGATAGGCCAGTGTACCAGGGCCGCGGGGGGCGTTCTGATAGTCTTCACCTCTTTGATATGTAAGGGCTCCAGCTTCAAGCTGGAGCCCTTTATACATACACCCGGCTTAAAGCCAGTTGTTGATGGAGTCTGGAATCAACCAGCCGAGAGGGATGAAAAACGGAGAGCCTGGCTTGGCTGGTGCCCAGTATGTCGACTGGTGCCCAAAGCGGGCCCAGATTACATCCTGCTTCACAATAAGCAAATGGCCATCGGGCTGGAAAGCCATGTAGGCATTCTGATTACCATCCGTGTGCGTGTGCCAAATCGCGTTATCGTTAGCGTCATATACGACAAAGTTTCCGTCGTACTGCATTTGAGCTTTGACCCCGCCCTTGCCATCAAGCTCCGCGTTATAGATTGGAGTAGAACCACTGTAAACTACTAGATTGCCATCTGTCTGAAAGCGGAAGCTGTAATTGCCATTCACATATACGGTGCCTCGTGGCATGACTGTGCCCGGAGGAATAATAACTGACTGTGTGGCGCCGGCGGCAGCTGTCCGATACGCACCTGTTTTCCATCGGATATTTGTTAGGTATGCGACAAGGTTACCGTCATCTTGCAGGACATAGTTGGTGTAATCACCAGCATTTTCAGGCAGGTTGCTATCTATCTTGGTTAGATACTTAAAACACCCCTTGCGATCTTCGATGCTGATGCCCTCATAGACCTGCATTCGCCATCCGTCATGACGGCAGCCATCGCCAGTCATCTTTCCAACAATCCCTGTGGACTCGTCTGCTCTCCAGATGAACTTGTTGTTTTTATCAAAGATGGCAAGGTCGCCTGTATTGGTAAGCTCTAGGCGGTAGACTCCATTGGGGGACTCGGCAAGTTTACCAACGCTGTTAAGGCCGCGAGGGACAATGTTGCCAGCAAGTGCTGAGCTTGCTGCGAAGATCAAACCTAGAGCTAGCACATTTAATCTAGATTTCATAAATCACCTACCTGTGAAAGAAGAGCGCTCATTAAGGCACAGATCAGTCGTGGTGTAAAAAGGTTGATTCGATCTCAGGTCTGCGGGTTCAAGAGGAGTGTTACCGGATCATGACGGCCTGCTCTAAAGGAGCTATCTTGCGTGCCCTACCAAGTCGAGGCCGAGGTCGAAGCGATCAAGGGCGGCTCCGAGCCGGACCTAGCTACCTGGGTCAAGGCTGTTCAGGCGAGCAAAGAGCGGTATCCGCTCCCATGGTCCTAAGCGTTTTGATAATTGTGACCGGCATCTCGTTTTTGCTACGGTCCCTCGCTGATGTGTCGAGTAGATAGGGATGTTGGTATGGACGAGATGTTGCGGCGTAGGCTCCGGGCGGAGTTACTGGAGGTGGGGTTCCTCAACCAGTGTTGCCTTGACCTGATGGAAAGCATGGAGGCTGAGTTCAGCCTCACTGATGACCAGCGCGAGTGCATCGAGCAGCTCAGCCGATTTCTGCAGGAAGGGATCGGCAAGCTGACATCTCTGTCCGAGCGTGTGGCGGCTGGTGATATCGTCGTGCTCTGTTGAGAGTTTGAAATTCTTCTCCGCAGGGTAAGGTCGGCGCTGAGGCCGACTACAGCGGCCGGGCGTGAAGGTCGAGGAGATCGAGGCGTGTTTCCCACTGTCAGCCAGGGCTGGCCCCATGTCTAGGTGAGTAATAGCGTCTTGCTCTGCTGACAACTGATTAGACAAGGGATTGCCATGCGGTACAGCGTGATAGTCATGGGCACAGGATTCGAAGGTCGTAGCGGCAGAATACGCCTGGCGGTGCGCCCTGGAATGGAAGTCAAGCTAGTGCCAGAACAGGACAACCCACACGACCCCCATGCCATCGCCGTTTACGTTCACGTCCGGCGCTGGTTCACCCTATTTCTCCCGACTGACGTGCAAATCGGCTACATCAAGAGAGATCGGGCCGCGTTCTTCACCCGAAAGATGAAGGAGGGAGGGCGGATCACCAAGGCAATAGTGAAAAGCATGTACACCGAACTCGACCATCCCAGAGTTTCTCTCAGCATCGAAACCGACTGGTAGTCGCGCAAGACAGAAGAGCAAACCCCCGGACGTTCACACCGTGCCGAAAGGGGGATCATTGTTTGCACACAGGGGCAGCCAAACAGCCAAGGAGAGCAACTCTTGCAAGCATTCCTCTTTTTTTTTGTGCTTGCAATGCGTCTGTCGTGACTGTAATTTGCAAGCATAAACAATCTTGGAGATGCTTGCATGGCCGACAAACCGAAAGGCAAGGCAGTAGGAGGTAAAGCCAGGGCGGCAGCTCTGACTAGCGAGAAGCGCAAGGAGATCGCCACAAAGGCCGCCGTGGCAAGGTGGGGGGCAAAGCCTGCCAAGGCGTCTCACAAGGGGAATTTCAAGGAAGAGTTCGGTATTGATGTCGATTGCTATGTTCTGGATGACGCTAATAAGACGGCAGTTATCAGCCAGCGAGGCATGGCGGCAGCGCTCGGGCTCGATGATAGTGGTCGGGCTCTACCCAGGTTCGTCGAAGGGAAAAAGGTCTCAGCAGCCCTGGGGGCGGAAGTACTCGAAAAATTGTCTAAACCTTTGATTTTCAAGGGTGACATCCCGGGGGTGAAAGCTCCTCCAATAGGGAGTGTGCACGGCTATGACGTTTCCCTTTTGATTGATATTTGCAAATCACTGATCGCGGCAGCCAACAAAGGAGAGTTGCTGAAAAGCCAAGCCAAAATCGTGGCGCAAGCTCAGATCATCCTCTCGGCGTCAGCCAAGGCTGGTATCCAAGGACTGGTATACGCACTGGCCGGATACGACCGCACGAAGGAAGAGGTCATCGCGGCGTACAAGATGTACGTTATGGATGAGGCCAGGGAGTACGAGAAAGAGTTTTCTCCGGAGTTGTACGAGCATTGGTATCGGCTCTACGGACTGGACAAGCCGGTGCGTGGCAGGCCGTGGGAGTTCAAGTACCTCACCATTGACCACATTTACAAACCACTGGCAAAGAGCGCCGGCAAGGTCTTCCTACTCGCGAAGACGAGCAAGAAGGCCAACGGAGAGCGGACCGATAAAATCCACCAGTTCTTGTCGGAAATCGGTGTAAAGGCTCTCCGCACCCAGGTGGGTAAAATCACGGGTATCGCATCGGTGTCTAGGACTCGCGAAGAGTACGAGCGTTACATTGCCGAGCAGATCCACGGCCAGACTTCGCTTGATTTATCTTGATTTCGTCATGAAACACGAAGACCGCCATTGAGCGGGCTTCGTGTTTCTGGAAATTACCTGCTCAGCATTGAGCGGCAGTAGAGCTCTGCTGATCAGAGTCTTAATGGGTGAGCCATCTCCAGAAGTCGTTGTACTTGGCTAATGCTCCAGCCAGGGCCCCGCCAACTACGAAGATAGTGAACAGAGGATGGTCCTTGACTAGCTCGGTGATCACCACTGGGTGGACCCCGACCTTGTCCATCCATTTTGCATTGGTGATCAAGCTTTTTTCGTGGGTGCGTTCGAAGAAATTGGCGAACATGTCGAGCTTTCTGAGTGTGGAACGGTGCATCAGGATGTAATTACCCTGCTCAAATGCCTCGGCTTCCTGTGCGCCTGTCAATGCATCTTCGTCTGTTACCTTGTTCAGCTCTGCTAGAGCCATGATGCGTCCCTTGCGACCCTGGCTATCTTTGTGAGGAGCATAAGCCTTGCCATACAGCCTCACTAGCAGTCGTGCGAGGTCTATCTTCTTTTCATCTGGTAGCTCGAAGGGTTTTCCCCCAAGCACTCGATACCGATGCTCAAGGGCGTGAAACCCATAGACGTCGTCTCTCATGTTCCAATGCAGGAACTCATGATCTTGATATTTCTGAAGAAAGCTGAAGTATCCCTTGAGCATATCCTTCTCAAGGGGGTCTAAAGTTCCTTTCATGGAGTCCAACTGGCCGCGGAGCTCAGCTGACTTGTGTAGGGACCAAGATTGGGTCTGTCCGGAGCGGAGGTTTCTGATAGCGATTGAGGTAACCCGCCGAGAGGCTCCAGTGGCGTTTTCGTAGAATGTCTCGCAGGAGTAGTGGACGACAAACACTCTATGCGCGTCCTTATATAGACGCTCAACAAGCTTCCTGCTTTCACGCCGATCTCTCAGTCGGTCTAACTCTGCTCCCATCACGTCCCTCGATAGTCGTTACGCCAAATCTACGCCACAAGAAACGAAAAAGCCCGCAAAATCAAATGGTTGCGGGCTTTTGTTGGTGCCTCGGGAG